GCAAGCTGCGGGGTAACCGATTGAGGGACAAACGACAGAGGAAGGCTAAGAGAGATGATACATGCCTGTCGCAAAAGGTAGTTCACCCCCGTTTGCTCGATCCATCCTTCCGCCTCAGTCGTTTTTAGTTCAAATTTGGTGACCGTCTCAATTGGATAGCACCGCGCAATGATCTCCGTATCCGTGGAGCGGAACTCTTGCGTGACCCCAACCGTCCGCGCAATGGTGCGGTTGCACGCCCGGTCGAATCTCGCGCTGATAGCCTCGATTGCACCTGTGAGCAGGTCATCGTAAGTGCTAGCGCTTATGTCTAGGCGTGCCTTGACGGTAGCGAGCTGCGTTAGCATAGCAAATGCGCAACAGAGGCGAGTGCCGAGGAGTAACTCCTCGGCACATTAACCTTTTCTTACGAAGCGGCCGTAATCAGCGCAGCCGTAGCATCCACAGCAGCGTAATCGAAATCGATTTCCTCGATGAACCGCACCGCCAACTGGTCGTTGGCGAACCAGACGTGCTCGGACGTATCGATGCGCGGCGAGCCGTGCTCACCCATCCACCAGAACGACATCGCGCCAAACACCGCAATTGCAGTGTCAGCAGCCGCGCTGGTCGTGTAAGCCTGCATCACATCGGTCCAAATGATTGGATACCCGTCGAGAATCGCGCTGCCATCCGGTAGCCGCTGATAAACGTTCGGCTCAGCCGTGGTCTTGAAGCCCGGAAGTGCAGTTTCCCAGGTGCTGTCAAGGTAATAAGCTGACAGGCGACCGTTCAGCGCGGCCTTATTAACCTTGGTGCGTAGGGTGCGGAAGTCCGCAAGCGTGGCATCGCTCGGCTTCGTTTTGGTGGAGGCCAGGACAACGGTCTTGGCATTATCACGGGCGATTTGAACGACACCTTTGACGGATTCATACGTCCCGCCGCCATCCGCATTGAAGCCCCAATTATCTTCCACCCGGGCGAACTCGACAGCCCCGTAACGCGCCAAAAACTGGCCCATTGCAACGATGCTCTGCTCGTCGATCTCGCGAGGCAGCCGCACGATGCCGCCAATCTTGTGCGATTCGAGCGATGCAAACGTCACCGTCGGTGATTTCTCGCCGAATGCCGCCGACATCGCAATCGAGCCGAAGGCCGGGCGCGTGCCCATGCGGGCCGGGCGGGCCGTCCCCATCCCGATGGGATATGGGCTCATCCAACGCCGCACAACGCCGAAGTCCGAGATGAGCTCGCGAATCTCACCGCTGTAATGAGTCGGCAGCGGTATATCGCTGACGTTGAGAGCCGTGCGCGTGCTCAGGTTCAGCGTGTCGCGGGCGAACGTCATCAGTGTGTCACGCTGCGCAGGCACAGAGCAAAGCGCATCAAGCTTGTCGCTCCGCTCGCAGTGAATGATGAACGTGCTCGCTAAATGGCGGGCACAGTCATCTGAAACAGCGCCTCGGCGGTGCGGCACGGGCGCGGAGTAACGCGAGGCAAGCTGGCGCCGAACGTCCTTCAGTTCAGTTGCCATCTTGTCAGTGCCCTCGCGCAGTGTTTTGACTTCGGCAGGGAGAGCACTGACGCCCGACCAGCCGGTTTTGATTTCGCCAAGAAGATTTTGAATCTCCTTCGTTTGTTCGACCTTATTTTCTTCAGACATATATGTCCTTTCTATTGACCGGCTGCACGCGGGACCGGTCTGGTTATTTAGCGTTACGCCCCTCGCATAACGCCCCGGAGCTCGCGTGCTAAATCTATCCATTGATTCGGTTGCGGACCTGGTTGCGGCAAAGGTGTCCCCACCAAGGCGCGGAGAAGCTCCACGGTGGCCTGCAAGTCAGCCTTTGCGATCGCGCCAGACTTCACACCGAGCGCCAGGGCATCGGGATTCGCCGGGATCGCCACAGCAGAGACCTCGAGCAATTCCTGTTCGAGGTAACGCCGGCGCGGAGCGACTCCACTCGCAGAACTCGCTCCCCCATCTTCCCACCGCAGCGGGATAAAACCGACGGACACCGCATTGAGGAACCCGCCCCTGTAAAGCCCGTACGCGATGCGCGCCACTGGGTTGACCTCTGTAGCAAACTGAATTCTTTGGCAGAGCGCTTGGCCTCCATCAACGTTTCGGACCTCCGTCGAAAGCGCCTTGCCCAGGGTAAAAAGAATGTCTCCATAGTTGTGCGCGTTCTGGAAAACCGGATTGCTCCGGTAGGAATCGAGTTGCCAGCCAGCGGGCTCGATGACTTCGTGGTATCGGTCCAGCGTTGCTGTGCTGGCGATGAAGTCAAGGGTCGCCACGGAAGAACTGTCAGCCGCATCTTGATCAGCAGGCGCACAAACCGGCTCGCGAATCTCGACTTGCACAAGAGTCCGGACACCAGGACGGCTGTCGTGCAACGGAATGAGATCAGAAATGCTTTTCATCGGTGGTTGCCGTTGGTGGTTAACGCCGCCGCAAGGCGCGTGAAAGGGTCCGGGCATTCTGCGGGTGCACTGGAAACTTTTGACTTCGAGCGTTGAGCTTTGAGTTCGCCTGCGGGTTGCATCGCTGAAGGGATGTAACCTTGGTCGCCCCACGGAAGTGGTTTGAAGCCGAGATCGAAGGCCCGGTTAAGTTCGTTGAAAGGAACTCCCATATCGAAACCAGCGCGGGCAGCAGCGAGTCGCTCACGTCGAGCAGCCGCCAGGACAGGATGATCCTCCGTGTCAAACCAGCCATCGGCGGCGGGGTCAATGGCTTTGACTGTGATGGCGTCCTCGGCCTCGAGCCGCCGACAAACCGGCACAACACGGTTCTCAATGAAGTTTAAACGAGCGCCAGCCATGACGTCATACTTCGCCGCATTGGTCGTGGTAATGATTTCCTCCGGCACTCCGAATGCCGCGCAAATCTCGGTGCAGGAAAACTTTCGATTGGCGAGGAACTGCAAATCACCGCTGGACAGTTTTGGGGTAACCATTTCTGCGCCGCCCCACAGCAGCACCGGACGATCCGCAGTGCCAGCACGCCGCTTGCGCTCTCGCAACGCAGCCAGCAACTGCTCGCGTTGTTCCGGATCAAGTTGCTCGCTCGTTCTCAGGACAGGCCCAGTCTCGCCATTGTTCTCCATGATCCCTTTCATGAAAAGCGACGCGGCGTGATCCGTTGCAGCGGCAGTGGCGGCAACCGCAAGCGGTGACATTCCCCGCCAAAAGTCGAATGGATTAGGCAGCTTCTCATGCCAGACTTCTTCTGGCAGCAGCACCTGGCTGGAGAGCGGACTGTTACGGCTTTAGTCCATATAACGCCAACCCATGAGTTGGTGATCCTTGACAATGTGCTGAAACCGAGCTGGGTCGAGGATCATGACCGACCTCAACCCGGGACGAGCACCGCTTAGCGGAGAGTCATAGACAGGAATCCGAAAACACTCACCGCGTAGCATCAGCCAAATGACCCGCAGTTCCCAATACTGGAACTTGTTTATCTGCGGATGGGGACGGCCATAGAACTCGACGAGCGGACCCGTCGTGATGAGTTGCTCACCGGTTGCAGTGGTGGTGGAAAATCGAAATGGAATGTTCGAGACCTGCTCAGCCAGCGCATTGATGGCTCGGTAAACCCACACCACTTGCTGATAAGCATTCGAAAGAAGCGTGCCGCCACGCGGGTCATCCGGCCAAAGCCCGGCAGTCAGCGCGTACTGCGTGGCATCCTTCGTGGCCGCAGGCTCGCTGTCGCGGGAAATAGAAATGTTGAGGCCGAGAAATTTCATTGGTGAGAGTTGAGCGGGAGACGATGAATCAGCGCTCGCTCCTGCGCCACAGTTCGGCCCTCGGGCAAAACTTCTCCGCGTTTCAAAACTTCCAGCATCGACTCGCGGCTAATCGCTCCAGCCTGCCACGCAGCCACAACAGCGGTCAGACTTTCGCCGGAAATGGCCCGTGCGCTCAGGTCGCTATTCATAGTGAAAGCGACGCCAGGAGCCTCACCCAGCGTGCCGCCCTCAATCCACCAGTGCGCAAGCTGCAACACTCGCGTCAGGGATTGATTAAGGCTCGCAACTATGTTGCCGAGGCCGCACAGTTCACCGCGCTGCCCCAGATTCGGCTCACCCTCCGGTGCCGCGACTTCCAGCATCCGCGCCCCAAGCAACGACATGCGGCGCTCAACTTTCTCCATCGCCATTTCGATGTGCGCCAAACCCGCTCCGCTGAATTCAAGAAATCCAGCGGTTGCACCCGGGATATCAGAGACCCATGCGGCGCTTGAGCCAATCCGGAGCGGCGTCGCCTTGTCAAAACCGCTGACCCACGCAGTCGGCAGAGCCGCGAAATGCAGCCCATGCTTGTAATCGGCATCCAGCCGATAGTGGTCGAGATTGGCCGCAATGATATCCGCGAGCGGTAATCGATCCGGTTCAGGTCGCGAGTTTCTCGGACCATGGAAGACAAAAGGAATGAACGGCAACGGAACACCGTCGCGCTTCAACGTGATGCGCTCATCCAGCACCCAAGTTTCATCGCTCCGCTTCCACAACTCCTGAACACAACTCGATTCAACAAGCTTGAGCACACGTATTCGGCCCGCATCCCGCAGAGCCACTTCAACCAAAGTCGGCGCCTGGCCAACGCGCTCTACCTTCCAATTGGAGATATCCTCCGTG